AAAGAGATGGCCGCGCAACAGCTGCGGTTTAAGATGCTTCAGGCGGCGCAGAACCGCGTCGACAAGATGAAGATCAAGATCGAGGATCAGTTCGCTCAGGGCGGCTGGGCCGAAGCATTTAACGAGTTTATCACAGATCTGGTTACCTTCCCCTGTGCGTTCGTCAAGGGTCCGGTGGTGCGCAGACAGCGCCATCTTGAGTGGTCTAAGACCCCCGAAGGGACAACGACAGTTACATCGGGTGAGCGGCTAGCGCCTGAGTTCGAGCGGGTAGACCCCTTCAAGATCTACCCTGAGCCTGGGATCACAAGGCTCAACGACGGGTATCTGTTCGAGCATCACAAGCTGAGCCGCTCTGAGATGTCTGATCTTATCGGCGTGCCGAACTACGACGATGATGCTATTCGTAAGGTGCTTGACCTCGGGCCTAACCAGTCGTGGATTCAAGAACACATCGAGCAGGAACGCGAGGAGGAAGAGCGGAAGTTCTACACTGAGATGCGCCCCACCGACATGTTCGACGTCTTGGAGTTCTGGGGCAAGGTGAGCGGTGCCATGCTCCGTGAGTGGGGCATGACGGAAGAAGAGATCCCTGACAAAGCTCGTGAGTACGACGCCAACGTGTGGCTTGCTGGTAACTATGTGATCAAAGCGGTACTCAACTACGACCCGCTTGGCGAGAAGCCCTACACGAAAACATCGTTCATCAAGTCTCCCGGAGCGTTCTGGGGTCGCGGCATTCCTGAGATCATCGAAGACCTTCAAGGGGTGTGCAACGCAGCAGCCCGTGCTCTTGTTAACAACATGGGTATCGCCTCTGGCCCGCAGGTCGAAGTGAATCTTGAGCGTATCCCGCCTAACGAAGACATCACGCAGATGTACCCCTGGAAGATCTGGCAGGTTACGAACGACCCGCTAGGCTCTTCTGCTCCGGCTGTTAGGTTCAACCAACCTAACGATAACGCTAATACGCTTATGGCTGTATACGAAAGATTCAGCCGTCTAGCCGACGACCACTCGGGTATCCCTGCCTACATCTACGGCGACACCGACGTTAAAGGTGCGGGCCGCACAGCCTCTGGTCTGTCCATGCTCATGGGTTCTGCTGGTAAGGGCATCCGCCAAGTCGTCATGCATATCGACAACGATGTTATTAAACCCATCGTTCACCGGCAGTTTGTTTACAACATGCGCTACGACGAGGACGAGTCGATCAAGGGTGATGCCGAAGTGATTGCCCGAGGCGCTGTTAACCTCGCTGTTAAAGAGACCACAAACATCCGCCGCGTTGAGTTCCTTAACGCTACCGGTAACGAAATCGATATGCAGATCATGGGGCCTGAAGGTCGCGCTGCTATCCTCCGTGAGATTGCCAAGGGGCTGCAGATGCCGGTCGACGAGATCATCCCATCACGGGAGAAGCTCGCATACAAGACCAAGCTTCAGATCGCCGCTGAAGCGGCGCAACCCCAACAGCCTTCCGCACCGCAAGCTCTTGATGCAGCTGGTAATCCGGCAGGTGGCGCAGAGTCCGCCACGGTTAGGAACCAGCAGACAGGAGGAGCGGCATGATCCGTCCTGACGCGGAAACCCTTCGAGTCGTAGCTGCTGTTGCTGTCCAACACCCTGCCTTCGTTGAATGGCTGGGAGAGTGGCGACAACGTGAACTTGAACAGTTACCTCATGTTACAACCCAGATGGCCACAGCACAGGGGCGCTGCCAAGTCTTGACTGAGTTGTATAAACTGTGTACCCAAGCCCCTAAGTTGCCAGCACAACCCCCCAGGGGTAGCTGACGTTTAACCACGCATACCGAGAAGGAGCGTAATACATGGCCGTACCTGAACAGATTCGCAAGCAATCTGAGGCTGTCGCTAAACTGTACGAAGATCTGAACCCCGAGACCCCGGCTTCGGAAGAAGGTGGGCAAGCTCAGGAAGAACTTCCTGTGACCGCAGCCGACAACGATGAAGAGTCTGATCAGCAGCCCGAGTCTAATGAGCGCGGACAATCGGGCACCAACGACGAGACTGCATACGAGCATCGCTACCGCACCCTGCAAGGGATGTACAACGCTGATACTGCACGGCTTCGGGCAGAGAATCAGCAGCTCAACGAACGCCTTAACAGCATGGAAGAATTGCTGTCTAGTATGAGCACCCAGAGCACTGTTTATTCGGAACAGCCTGCCGAGGTCACTAAGCTTATTACAGACAACGATCTTGAGGAGTACGGTGATTCTATCGACGTTATGCGTCGTGTCACGCGGGAGGAGGTCTCCTCCGTCTCGCAGAAGATCGCCGACATGGAGCGTATGCTCCAGCAGCTACAGACTAGCGTAGTTCCTCGGGTTGAGCAGGTCGCTCACCGCCAAGCTGCTAGCGCAGAGCAAGCGTTTTGGTCTGACCTTACGCGGGCCGTACCCGCGTGGAAGGAGATCAACGACAACCCACGGTTCCATGAGTGGCTACTTGAAGTCGACCCCCTGTCTGGCATGTCCAGGCAAGACTATCTTGCTAGTGCTCAACAGAACTTGGATGCGAACCGCGTTGCTGCATTCTTCTCGACGTGGGAATCCCAAAACGGCCAAGCTAGTGCTCAGCCCAATCGGACCGCTTCTGACGAACTCCAGAAACAGGTTGCCCCAGGCAAAGGTCGCTCAGGCGGCTCTGCAGCTCAGGGTAGCAATGTTAGAACGTACTCACCTGCCGACATCAAGAAGTTCTTCGACGATGTGCGTAAGGGTGTTTACAAAGGACGTGAGGCAGAGCGGGACAAAATCGAACGCGACATCTTCGCTGCACAAGGCGAGGGGCGCATTGTTATGAACGGTTAAATGGAGCTAGGAAATGGCTTTCCCCGTTGCCTCTGGTCGTCCTGACTACTCGGGTAACTTCATCCCCGAAATCTGGTCGTCTAAGCTTATCACGAACTTCTACGACGCTACTGTGCTTGCTGCTATCAGCAACACGGACTACGAAGGTGAGATCCGCAACCAGGGTGATACGGTCAACATCCGTACTCAGCCGAACATCACGATCCGTGATTACGTCAAGGGTCAGAACCTTGTCGTGGAAAACCCCGACAAGCCGAAGCTGCAGCTCGTTATCGATAAGGGTGAGTACTTTGCCTGCGTCGAAGACGATGTTGATCGCGTCCAGTCTGACGTGAAGCTCATGGACATGTGGTCCAAGGATGCTTCTGAGCAGATGAAGATTAAGATCGACCAGCGCGTCCTGTCGGACATGCTGACGGACGTAGCTTCCACGAACCGTGGCGCTACCGCTGGTGAACAGTCTTCGGCCTTCAACCTCGGCACGGCAGGCGCTCCGCTTACCGTCACGAAGGACGGCTCGGGCGGCACTGTCTCTGTCACGGATCTCGTTGTCGACATGGGCACGGTCCTTGACGAAGCCAACTGCCCCGAAGGGGATCGCTACATGGTCATCCCGGCCCGCATGGCTGGCCTGATCAAGAAGTCGGAACTGAAGGATGCCTCGCTCGCAGGTGACTCGCAGTCCGTCGTCCGTAACGGTCGCCTCGGCATGATCGACCGGTTCACCCTCTACGTGAGCCACAACCTCGATGTCACCAGTGGTAACACCTCGATCATCGCAGGTCACAAGATGGGCTTCACCTTCGCCTCGCAGATGACGGAGATGGAGACGATCCGCTCGGAAACCACGTTTGGTAACATCATCCGTGGCCTCCAGGTCTATGGCTATAAGGTTGTGAAGCCGGAAGCCATCTCGACCGCAGTCGTCAACTTCGCATAAGGAGTGCTGAACAATGGTTGCTTACACAGACGATTACGGTTTCAACAAGGGTACGGCTGATGCGTACCCTGCAGATGGGAATGCGAAGATTACGGTCGTAGATGTCAAGCTTGACTTTGCGGCTATCATCGCGGCTCGGGCAGCGGCTACCTCAGTTGCTGCTCTAACCACCAGTGACACGCTTGCGGTGTTGCGCATCCCCGCAGGCTCAGTTGTCTTGTCCGCTGGGTACACAGTTACTTCGGCAGAAACGACCAACACGACCGGCACTATCGGTTTGACCGACGGTTCGGTGACGTATGCTACTGGTATCGCTATCAACGCCACTGGCACTAGCGCCGCCAACCTTGCTAACCCGACAGTGTATTCCGCAGCGGATACGCTCGATATCTCCTTCGCGACTGCTATGCCTACCGACCTTGTAGTCAAAGCTTGGGTCGTCATCGCCGATGTGAGCTAACATGTAGGGGGCTTCGGCCCCCTACTCCTACAAAGGAGATCTACATGTCTCGTTACAAAGGGACGACTTACTCCCGGCTGAAGGCGATCAACGCTGAGGTCGATACGCTCGCAGTCGCACCGGTTTCAGCAACAGCCGCTACGCTCACAGTCACAGCTGCGAGCCATGCAGGTAGAACGATTGTCCTCAACCGCGCAGCGGGTGTGGCGGTCACACTTCCTGCAGCTACCGGGTCTGGTAATGCCTACCATTTCTCGGTCGGCACAGCCGTAACTAGCAACGCTAACACGATTAAAGTCGCTGACGCGACGGATGTCATGGGCGGGGCTATTGTTGTAGGTAGTGTTACTGACGGGTCTGCTACAGCGTTCGCTACGCAGGCGACTTCCGACACCATCTCAATGAACGGCTCTACCACGGGTGGTCTTGCAGGCGGTCTTGTGACTTTGGTCGACATCGCTGCTAACGTATATGCTGTCTCGGGTAGCCTTTCGGGAAGCGGCTCGGAAGCAACACCGTTCTCTGCTACGGTGTCCTAACCAGTGGGGGCTTCGGCCCCCACCCCTCTAGGAGCTTGTTATGGCTACAAACCTTACCAATAACAAAATCAACGTTACCTATAATCAGCTCCTTCATGTTGACGGTGGGATCACGGGTACTCCTAAGACTGTTTACGACGGCATCGGCGAAGCAACGGCTCTCAAGGTCGGGACGGGATCTGTTACCGTCGACAACCTAACCTTCGATGGCAGCGCCATTAGCTCGACCGATACGGTCGA